AGAGACAGGTGCTAATGGTACTCAAAACTACATGATAAAGAAAGGTATAAATAAAAATACAATAGCTAAGAAATAAAAAAGGGGAAGCGTTAACTTCCCCCCCACAGTAGGCAACATCAAGGGCTCCTTTAGGGAGCCTTTTTTATTGGTGGTATACCGAGCATAGGTCTACCATCAAATTTATTTTTACTAGCAAAAGAACCATTAACATGATTATAATGTAAAAATACTTGACCACAAGTATTACCTTGAAATTGCTCTCTCCAATGTTCTAATTCACATCCACTATACACAAGCATATCCCCTACATCTAATATAACCTCAGTACCTTTTGGTGCATTAGGTTTATGTATATTTTTATATTCATCAATAACATTATTACTACCTGTACCATCAATAAATATAGACCACTTATCTCCACCTAAATGTACAGTAGTTGATATCTCACAACTAGGTCTATCTTTATGTCGTTTTAATATGTCACCTTTTTTATATATTCTTGCATAAGAGTATGTTGGTAATAATTGTAATCCTGTTTTTTCTTGCATTACTGGTAGTACCTTCATCATTAAAGTTTCCATTACAGGATCTGCATAATGAGAATATGTATTTGGCACTTGTTGATCTGACCATGTACCAAACATACCATTATCAAATATAATATTATTTTGATACATCCATTTTGCTGCATCACGCTTAAGCATAAAATAATTATATATAAAATTAGCTAATTCGTATGGTACAGCATTTTTTATTACTTGATATTTTTTAATATTAAATGTCATACAAACATTCCTTTCTGTAAAAAATTAAATGATACTGATATTCTTATATCATTTGATTCATTTGGATCTACACAATGCATTAACCAAGATGGAAACATAATACATCTACCAGCAATAGGTTCATAATGTGTTTCTCTATAAAGTCTTGATGGTTTTTCTCCATCTTTTTGTTTAGGTCTACACATTGCAGCTGATGATCTTGGATCATCTATTTTTAAATGCCCAGAGTTTTTATTAGCTTTAACATAATACACACCAGACCATAAAGAATTAGGATGTTGATGTGCTCTATTCATTCCACCTGGTGGATTTATATTAGCCCACATATTACCTAATACTGGTTCACTTTCATAATGTTCTTGTTGATACACTGTTCTTTGGCATTCATATAACATATCAACTAGTTTTTTAAATTGTGGTAATTCATTCATGTTAGTAGTTGAGTGCCAACCTTGTACATTAGTTCTAACAATACCTTTATCTTGTTTAGACCAAGCTATAATATCTCTTTCTAGTTCTTGATTAAGAGTAGGATGTTTTATGTCTGCAATATAAATGGGTGTTGGAAAATGTAATTCTCTAATCATTTAAATGGTGTGCCTCCAAACCACATAACTAAAGATTTTCTATTGCCTCGTATTACAGGTTTTACTCTGTGTCTTATAAATGATGCAAAGAATATAGCATGCCCTTGTTTTATCTTTGCAATTTTACCCTCAGTCATTAATTCTAAATCACCACCTTCAAACTCTGATTCTGGTGATAGTAAACAAGTCATAGATATTTTTCTAACAGGTGGCTCATGCTGACAGTTTACATCATTATCTACATGCCAATCATAAAACCCACCTTCTGGATATTCTGTGTATTGTGCCATTTCAGTTATTGTCATTCCATCAAAACCAAAATGATTACCATTAGTAGTCTTCATAATTTTTTCTATATCTTTGTACATGTCAGCCATTTTTTTAAATGGTATCCAACTAATGTGTGAGGTTCTAGTTTTAGTATCTAACTCTCCTCCTTTAATACCTTTTTTATTACCAACATAAGCATCTTGTTTTGGCTCTGCTCTTCCTGCATTAATAATCATCTGACATTGTTTAGGTGTAAAAATTGGTTTTGTAGTTTCAACAATATAAGATTTCCAACGTGGCTCTGTTATCATATAGCCCCTCTATTTTTTATTGGGTCAAACTGAACATCACAGTTTGCAGCAAGTGTTCGTCTGGTCTCATTAGTTCCATTAAAAGGGTATACACAGTGTCTCATATCATAAGGAAATACATAAAAATCTCTAAGATCCATAGGTGGTTGATAATCTATTTTTGAAAATTGTCCATTAGATGCACCTAGTATTTGTAGTCTACCATTTTGCTGTACTTGTTTTGCTGAGTATTCTTTACCAAATGTAGATGGTAATTTTAAAATCATAACACTAGATAATCCAGTAAACAACATACCTCTATGTATGTGTGCAGGATTGTATTCATGCTGTTTCATTTCATTAACCCATATAGAATTTAAATGAGTGTCATAATCTTTAATTTTATTAAAAGCTAAATAATGTTTAAATATAGCCATAAAATAATCTGTTACATTTCTTGGTAAAAAATTATGGTTTTTCATCTTTGTTTGATCTTGACCATGATAAAATAATGAATGCTCATTCTCAATTTTACCTACTAATTGTTCATTAGCTGGTGCAAGATTATTATAATTTTGTTCGTAGATTTGATTAATAGCTGTAAAAATATCTAAAGGTACTTGATACTTTAAAACAGACTGACCTAAAAATACAAAATCAAACTTTAGGTTTTCCATGTTGTGTAAGTTTTTCCGCCTCTGTATAACTACTTTCTAATTCACCAGATTTTTTAATTCTTTGTAATGAATTTAATTGACCCATTACATTAAATATTTCAGCTTCACTAGAATTTGCATTTAAAGTTTTTGCTTTCTCATGATATTGTAATCCATAAGATTCTAACTGATGTTGGTTGACATCTTTATCATTAAAAGAACCATCATTAAATTCTTTTTTTAATTTAGACCACATTTTAATTTCTCTCATTCTATGTTTAGCAACTTTTTCCATAGAAGCTTTACCAAATCTAGCTTCGTCTAAATCTATTTTGTATTTTGTTGCTTTATAATCATCTTGTTCTTTATCTACTTTACTTTCTAACCATTTAATCTTTGCTTCATTTCTTCTATAATCAAATGATAGTGCCATAAGATTATCTAAGTATGATGATTGTTCTCTTACACACTGCCAGTACTTTGAAGCTTTTGTTGGGTATCTGTTATCTTGTAACACAGAAAATCTTGCTTCTGTTTCTGTTCTAAACATTTGTTTCTTAGTCCATGTGTCACGTAATTCATCTACCATACCTTTAAAAGCAGATAAATCTTCTTGTTCTAATAAATTATTTAAATGTATTTCTTCTTTTTGTATAATATCTTTAACATCTTTTTTCATTCTATACCTTTTGTATTAATTGTTTAATATCATCTTCTAGTTTTTTACCTGCAGAGTTTGCATGATTTATAATAGCTGCACATAAATTAGCTTGATACTTAAACTCTTTAAGTGCTTCTCTTATTTTACCTACAGGTTTTCCACCATAGTCAATTACAATAGCATTGTCTTTATTTAATCCAATTTTTAATTCAAACAATAGCCCTGTATGTTTATTTAAATTACTTTTTTCCATTGGCTTCCTCTGCTTGTTTTTTCACAAAGTCTGCACCAATTTTAGGATCAAGCTGACTTAATCTTGCTAACGTATTCATAATTTTTACAACTTCTCCGTATGGTCTAGTCATTAAATATCTCATTATTTCTTGTAATTGTGTTGAATCTATAAGATATGTTCTTGATCCTACTTGTTCTTTTTGTTTAGTCATTATGTTCTCCAAAATGTTTATTTATTGTTTTTATATTTTCTTCTGCATTTGATACTACAGTTATTAGTTTATCTAGTTCTTCTGTAAATTGTGGGTGCTCACCAATAGCTACAGGATGATCTAAGTATACAATTATTTTAGCTGTAGCATCAGATATTTCTGCATTATATCTATCTATTAGTGCGTTAATAAATATCTGCCTCATTCTTGCCCCCTAAATTGATAATACTTATCTTCAATAAGATCTGCATCATCTAGATAAGGATTAAGTTTAGCAGCTGCAGATTCTCTAGCATCTCTGATAGTTTGATTTAAAGTTCTACCTTGTTGCAAACAACCTGCTACAAAATCTTCTACTTCTATTATTGCTTGTTTAACTTGTCCCATGTTTGACCTCCTTTACTAGTCTATTTAAATACCATTGTGCTTTTTCTAAATCTTGTAATGGCTCACCTTTAAATTTATATCTTGAAACATATTTCAAAACATTACCTTTGAGATACCCATGATACTCATCATTCTCCATACAATCACGAATAACATCTATAGTTTCTTTTTTACCATGCATATAGTGCGAAGGTGAATTTACACTATCAAACCTTACTTCATTCTCATAGGTAATATCAGTACTATGTGCTATTTTTTTTATATATTCACGTTTAACTACAAGTCCACTCCACCACATTTGCTGTGTAGCTTTAGCATAGTTTTCTTTGTGATGTAAGTAACATCCTGCAGATAATCCCATAAGTTTTCTACCAGATGGTAAAGCACACATAGCATAATCAAATGTATGTAT